AAGGGGTTTGCACAGATACCATATCTGGTTTTAAAACCAATCCTGGAATCTGAAAGGGACTCTTCCCCACTTGCCCGGTACATGGTTAATGGTACGTATGGGCAGTAAAATAAACCAGCATCCAGAGGACTTGCACCTTTATAATGAATGGAAATATAATCAGACATTGCAAATGCATCAACATATACAGCATGACCAGTGGCCAGGGTGCCAACATATGCAGAATTTACATCATTGACTGACTGCATATTGATTCCGTTTGCTTTGTTATAATCAACTGCATGATCAAGTAAACCAGCCATGGCCAGGGCAGAAGCAACATTGGAAGTAGTAATGAGTTTATTACCCTTTCCACGTCTTGTTTCACGGGCAATGGAGTTAGATTCAAGTTCAATCTGAAAAAGCATCTCACGAAACTTCTCTGCAGACCATCTACCTGTTACATCAGTGGCCATATCCAGGACACCAGCATTAGTGACTCCAATTCCACCGTATTTGGCTGAGATGTTACAGAGACGAATAAACTCTCTATTCATTTCTGCCTGAATTTCAGTTGTCAATACATCGGTCAGGATCTTATCAACATCTTCACCATGAACGGCTTTCATGTCTTCACGAATCTCAGAGGTATAGGAAGCCATCAAAGCACGAGTTTTAACAGATACTGTCTGTTTCTCAATACTGATTGCCATTGCTTTCCAGGGATTACCAGTGGTAGTTCCCAACTTCTCTGCATCTTTCGTCAGCATACCAGGAGCAACACTGGAAGCGGTACCACCAGATCCAACATGAGTAGCAGGAAAACCAGAGGTGTCACCAGAATGAGAACCTGTCGGGTCACCTGATGTAGATGTTACGGCTTCATTCATGAATGCTTCAGAACCACTCTGAGTAGCATATCTGGCTCTCATTGCAAAAATCTGTCCATCGGGAGTCTTTAGAGGCTGCACACCCATCAGATCAAAACCAATATTTGCATATGAAATTCGTTTAGCCATCTTGATGAGAACTGGTGACCAGGTTGCAATGGCATTAGAACCCATTGTATTGTTCGCAACGACAGACTCACTCAGATTTTCTTTGTTCCACTTACTCTGATTTTCCATCATAAGTATGGTTACATCTTCTTTGGACAAGGCTGATAGGCTCTTATCATCCTCAACCATAACTGCTTGCCATTTTGCTTTTACAGCTTCTGTGATCAACATATAAAACTCCTTTTGTGTGTTTCTAAATTGATTTAATTATGTTCTTGATATATGTATTTAAAGTATGTGATTAACCCTTGAGTAGATTAAGCACTGCAAGTACATCAGGATCAACAGCTTCATTGATCAATGTCTTCTTGGGATCATTGATGGGATCATTGATGGGATCACGATGAATACTCTGAACTGCTTCAGTAACAAGTGATCTATACTGGTCATCTGTTTCGTAAGTCATCTTTGCGCAAAGGCCAGATACTTTTTCAATTTCAGTATCAGCCAAGTCCTTAACACACTCAGTGATGATTTTATCTGATTTCAGTTGAGCAATTTCCTTGGTTAATGTGATCTCTTTGGCCAGGGAATCATTAACTGATTCAGTAAGTTGGTCAATCTGTACATCTTTGTCTTCAATCAACTGAGCTTTAGACATGTCCAGATCCATATCATGAGATTCAACCAAGGTCTTGATACCCGTGAATAGGCTTTCAGCTAATTCAACTTTGGCTTTATTTTCAATCTCAACTTTATTTTCATTGAGCCACTGTTTGGATTTACTGGAAATAAATGCATCCACGTCTTCGTCAAGCTGGGTAACCTTGGTATTGTAATCTTCATCAAGCTGAGTAACCTTGGTATTGTAATCTTCATCAAGCTGAGTAACCTTGGTATTGTAATCTTCATCAAGCTGAGCGGACTTAACACTTACTTGTTTTTCAATACCCGATTCAACGATCACAACCAGATCACTGGCAAATTTGTCACTAACTTCTATTCCTTCAGCCAAGAATAGTGCTTTCAATTCTTCATTCATTGGTTAGGCTCCTATGTTGTTGTTTGCCTATATTTAAGCAAGTTTAAGTTCCCCAAGAAACTTCTCCAATCTCTTGATCATTACTGACTCATTGAAGAGTTCACTCTTTGTCTTCTTGTTAAGATTCTGTACAGCTGTTTCCTGTAGCCATACACCGTCTTTCATGATCCAATCAGTAGATTCATATAGGGCATTGACGAAACAGCTGTCACCAGAAGGGTTGGTAACGACATCTATGGCTCTCACTTCATAGTCATCCATCACTATATTATCTTCAGTTAAAGAACCAAGTCCACGTGAACTGACTCCCATCCGGAAACCTGCTCTCATTAATGCCCCTACATTCTTTCCCGCTGGCATCTCTTCAACAACTAATGATTTCCCAGTAACATAGTCATTATCCCAATCAAGATCATTTATCTTGATTGCTATTTTATGTGGATCCAATGTAGGTCTATTAGGATGATTGAGTTCACCACCTGCCATATTAATATCCATAAAATCTCTTCGATAGTTATCAATGACAGATTCCATCATCAACTTGGGGTATACTCTACCATTGATATTTCTCTTATTAGTTGAAAAGTATTTCCCTTCAATAAACATCTGTTTCCCTATTGAAGTATTTTGCTCTACACTCTCAACCAACATAAGAGGTTCATGTAATAATTTAGCCATTTAAGTCCTCTTTTTCATTGATTTGGCCCGTTTCCGGTTGGCTGCTACTCGGGACTTTGAGTGTAGCTTTCGGGCTGTCTTCTTGGCTGCCCGTTTCCTATTCATTTTTTCCTTACTGGACATTTTGACGTAATGACCATTTACTACTTTATAATTTGCTTTGGCAACTGCCCGTTTGACTTTTTTTCCTTGTCTCACGACTTTAATAATTTTGGCTTCATCCAGTGTTGATATAGAATTGAATTTATCATCAGCTTTGATTGTTGCACTCAGTAAATCACCTTTTGCTATATCTTGAACAATAGACATTTAATTTTCCTCAGATTCTGGTTCAAGTAACTCATTGAGATTTTCTGCAATGAAAGTCTTTATGTTACTATGAATTTTATTAGTTTTTTCAGACATATAGTCATTTAATTCATTGGATGCCTGAATCAAATTCCCATCTGCAATACTTTGAGTAATAGACATATGATCTCCTATGGGTAAATTTTTAAAATTCCATATTTTTGATAATCATGGTTGCGAGTGTCAATATGAACCCAAGAAATATCCATTTCAATGCATGAAATCTTATATTTATCAGGGTCAGAGAAGATTCTTTGCCTAACTGCTTCGGAGGACTCCTTGAAATTCAGGTCTAAAGCTTGAAATGCCTTATGTGTAGATAGAGAAGCACCTACCTTACTATCCATTGGCCTATAGCCTCTAAATTGTAGATTTCCACCTGTAGACCAGTTATTACAAAGCACTGGTCCACACTCTTCTCTCAATAGATCAACCGCCTTGAGTAAATCAGAAGAGAAAAGACCCCAGATTGCATATGATTTGTTCTTCCATAATTTATAGCAGTCTTTAGGCAGCACTTCATGAAGTTTGAGATATTTTGGGATATATGGCCTTGACATTAAAATCCTCCTTCCTCTACTACTTGATATTTTGGATCATTCTCTTCTGCTTTCATTAGCTTATCTTCAGACTCTATTTCAGCATCAGTCTGATTGAGTACATTTCGTCTGATCCATTCATGACTGTAGTATTTTCCTACACCATCTGTAGTTGATTGTAAAGTAGATAATTTCTCTTGTAGAATCTCAGCCTTGCGCATTTCAATGATAATGGAATCAGATGAGAAAATGAATGAAATATTAGGCTCTATGAGCTGATCCCAATCATCTAATGTAATTACCTTTTTGAGAACCAATTGAGTACGTAAAACATCCTTGAATAGTTTCATATACCTTTTCCTGATCCTATGAATGAACTTCTGGAATCTCCACTCAGATCTGGTAATTTCTGAAAGTCTTGAGCCCATCATTGAAGGTTCAGTTTCAAATCTATCATTAGGTACATGGGTTGATCTCCTGAGTTTCTTCTCAAAGTACAGAAGGTCATCAAGGTCGCGCAGGAAATCAGTGGAACCATCAAGAGTGTCTATACTGGTTCCTTTACCTTCACGCTGAGGTAGAAAGTAATTATCAGTCAAAGCCATCTTCTTGCCATTAGTCGATAGTTCGCCAGAAGATTCATCATAATTGACGGTAGTTCTATACTCTCTGGCATACTTCATAACCTCAGCATTGGCTTGCTTACTTGGGAGTGTCCCAACATCAATTGAAAATAGATACCTATTGGGTGCCCTTGTAAGTCTAAATACCAATAAAGTGGCTTCAAGTTGATTTAGGATATTCAATGGTTTTTTGGCTACTTCAAGATGAGAATAAATCATACCATTATCACGTCCAGAGCCAAATAAACCTGAATTTACATGAACAACCAACTCAGGGGCAAGTTTTAGTTGCCTACCATATGTCTGTAGGAATCCACCATTATATAAATCATCAGGTTCAGTTGAATATGCATAGTATTCCTTCTTTGATATGATAGTATCAACCCCAGTAAATGCATCTTTCTTTCGCTTGATCTCATGTACACGTTTGATATATCTTGGATCCAGAGGAATCAATTGCCTGATTCCTAATTTGGGTTGTTTGTTATTTACTACAACATGGAAATATGAAGAACCATCCACATAGTATTGTCTCAGTCGCTCATGACCCATTTCATCCAGTTTCAGAAGGTCATGTATATATTCCCACTCCGAAAGAATTTTCAGCCTAATAGATTCTGATATGCCATCCACATCTGCAATATTTATTTCCACAACATCTTCTTCTGCATCTACATTGATAACATCATTTACTACTTCATTGATCGCAAAATCAATAGTGGCATCCTTAGACATTTCACGATATTTCTCAATGATCATTCGCTGTCTCTTGATTGATGTTTCAACATCAATCTGTTGAGATGTAAATTCAGATTCATCTGAGATAATAGAACCCGATTCAAGATCAGGCTGAATAATTTGTAAATCAGTTATCTCTTTGTCTTCATCTTCTGCTTGCTTTGCTATAGGCTTTACCCTATAACCAAACATATCATTGGCCAGGGTATTGATTTTTTTGAAATTAAATCTCATGACAGGATCTCCTTTTTCTGATATTTAAAAGAGATATGTTTCTTGTTTAATCCCTATCAAAATAGCATCACATAATGAAAATCATTATGTGATGCTATTTCAAATTCATAAGATATTGATATTACTATATTATGTGGTTACACTGGTGATATGATGCTCTATGTAGGCCATGGTGACATTAAACTCTGAGGCTTCGTCGCGAGCTCCCCTATCCAAAGTCATCTCACCAACTACCAGAGGATATGCCCCTGAAAGAATTATCTGTTGGAGTACATTATCATGGGCATCCAAAAGTTCCATCGTGATATCTTTGGTCTGCTCGATGTAGCTGGTATCCTGCGGGACGTTAGATTCAAACCCATTGATATAGTCAGACCACTTAGTAAAGCTTGCCCATACATCGAAATTTTGGACTGCCAGGAATGAAAATTCTATGTCTGCAAATTCTCGGTCTCCGGGCACTGGTACAATTCTACCGCCCCAAGGGAGTTCAATTTTGCCTAATGTTGCAGAAGGGAGAACAGTTGTTTTTGCAAGCAAGTTTGCTTGTCGCCCACCTTCCCCTGTCTCAGTTCCACTTGGAAAATTAAAAATTACTCTCCATCTATAAGGTCTTACAACACCGGTACTGATCGCGGCTTTGAAAGTATTTATGTCCATTTTATACATCTCCTATTGTAAATTTTAATGGCTTGAGAGCCATTTAACTCTCAAGCCTTGATTGTTAGGTAAAAAGCATATCCTCAACTTCATCAAAGGTGAAGTCACTTCTAATGGCTGAGAAATTCAGGTAAATGTACCGGATAGAATAGAGGGGCTTGATCATGAAATCTGCATACATTTCCCCAGACATTACACGCTGTGATGTATTATTCCTGGAATCAATTACTACTCTAAAATCCTGCATTCCACGTTTTGCCTTGATATCCCGGAGATAAGGTCGAACAGCATTAAGAAATGTTGCTCTGGTAATCTCATCATTGATCTTGAAGAGATATTTATGAGCAAATGTAGAAATTGCTTTTTCAAGCTCTATGAAGAGGCAGCGGATGTGATAGAACTGAAAGGCTGACTGCTTAGTAGTACCAGTCCAGTCACCAAACAAACGAATGCCGTCACCCTTAAAAGACACGACAGGGTTGATCTGATACTTGACCAATTTATCCCTCTGAGCTTTATTGGGATTCCAAGCCAATTTGGCATAATTCTTATAATATCCATAATCAGCATCAGCAACTGAAAACCAAGGCTGGCCTTTTTTATACATTCGGGCTGCAATTCCAGCCGTTCCAGAGGCACAAGGAATCCATCGCCAGACCCCATTATAAGAATCCTTTACATAACCCCAGTTTCCTGTTTTGAAGACATAAGAAGAATCACGCTGGAGTTCTACTGTAGTCCACTCAGACACTTCGGTAAGGATATCAGAAGCTGTAAGATCAGAAAGCATTGGAGAGATATGAACAGTACAATCCCTACGTGTACCTGCAATATCTATCATCTTCTGTTGTTCTACTACACTTGAAGCACCAAACATGAAGTTAATATCAAATTGCTCAGCATTCACGAAAGTGTCAAAAGCATCCAATAAATCACATGCATTATCATCTACTCCGCCAGCCAATTCCAGTGTTACATTAGCCAGGGGCATAGTAGTATCACCCACTCTAATATAATTAGACTTATTATTGATCAGATCAATATAATACTTCACTGATCCATCGTCATACAAAGCACCAGGGTTAATAGAGACAGATTCATATTTTTCCAGGATATCCCCATGATTACAGACTTCAGTGATTGAAGTTGTAATTTTAATTCCAAGAGTCATGGCCTGTGGTGCAGTGAGAACCTGAACACCAAGTATAGCATGGTTCAATATGATTGTCGAACCATTAGTTATGACTGTATCATAATCCAAAGGCAAACCAATCTTAATTGCCTGAGCAACTTTAGCAGCAACTACAGCTGCGTTATCTTTATTCTTGAGACTAATAACCTGCCCAAGATAATTGAAATTAAAGAAAGCATCACCGGGAGTTACAATAGTTGAAGAACCAGTCACACCACTGAATGAGGTAGCACCTATTACTGTTCTCAGAATCGGCTCGGCAAAAGTGACATTCAGGACACCAGCGGTAGCAGTTACTGCAGAGTATGCAGGATTCAAATCCATTACAGCTTTACACTTGGTTGCAACATCAGTGATTGTATCAGTATCAAGGCAGTCAACATTATTTCCATCAACAACGATTGAAACTACATTACTTCCAGCAGTTGTAATCACTGAAGTTACTGTAATACCGTCAAGGGAATAATCAGCTATCTTGGCATGAAGCAGGTAATCGGAATAAGTAACCAATACCTGAGATCCATTAATAACCACGGCAGAGTCAAAGTTGGGATCAGCCAGAAAATCGGCAGCCATCTGAACTGCTATTGTTGCAGGCATATCACCAATAGCCATGGAAGTCGTAACAGTTCCAGGAACAAGGGCAGTATGTGCAACAACCAAAGGTCCAACTCCAGTTGCAATACCATTAATTGAGATCACTTCCTGTTGTTTAACTCCCCCAGAGATAGGTCCACCAAGGAAAGTATAATCTTCAATCTGCTGAATACCGCCTGCAGCCTCACCTTCAATGGTTAAAGTATCTTCCTGGCCAGTAGCTCCAAGGCCACCCGAAAAATAACCATCTTTATCAAGCACAACAATGGCAAATTCACCAGGCTGGGGTTCTTTAGTAAAATACCGGGCATATTCCCAATTAGAGTTGAACTTGGCTGCATCTGCAACGTCAACAATTAGATTATTACCAAGAGCACCAACATATTTGGCCAAAAACTCTGTACCAACAATGACAGCATCTACATATTCATTATCATTGCGAATATAGAGGGGAACTGCAGTATCTCTAACTGCGCATCTGGCATTAGGGCCTACAGCACGATTAACCCATAGCTGATCAGCATATGAAAGATAATCAATGGCCTGGAGCTGAGATGAATACAACGATGTAGATGGTTTTCCAAACTTTGTGATAAGTTCGGTTTCACCTTCGGTTATGAAATAAGGATCATCGGCAGGCCCCCAAAGGAACTTACCTGCGATACCACCAATGGCAGATGTTTGAGACCTAACAACGTAAGTTAAGTCAGTTTCTGTAAATTCTACTGTAGGGCTTACTGAGAACATTTGAATGCTCCTTTATTTTTGTTTTTCGTGAATAATTCATTTTCTTGTCTATGTATATTTAACGTCAAAACATGGAAGACTCTATGACGGTTTCACCAAATGCATTTTCAGCAACAGTTGTATGATGCATTTCAGGTTCATTTGAAGTAATAAATGGTAGCAGATCCTCTGCCATTTTTTCTCTTTGATGCTCATAAACATTTACTGAAATGTTGGTATTGTAATAATCAAGAAACCAATCAGTTTTGGTCAACCATCCAAATATTACAAATGGTGATATTGTATCATCATGGCATCCCTGATCGGCAGCATATGACCCCTTTTTATTATCAACAAAGACACCAATCTCATTGATAGTGGTTTCATCTACCAAAATCAATCTATCATTCTCAATAAGAGTCTTGAGATTTGAACAGCCAATAGCTTTGATTTTCTTGTTAATTTCAATTCCAGGTACTGCATTCCTTCCCATGATTCTCTTTGACCTAATCTTATCAGGGGACGTAGTTAAACAACCCTCATATTCCAGCTCCATATAAACTGCATATGAAACTGTTCCACCTACACGATGATTATTTTCGATGAGAACAGGACAAGAGTTATATTGCTCACAGACTGAAACGACTGTATACGGGAATAACAAGGGTGAAATCTTATTATTCCTATACATTGCCACTTGTTTATATGGTATCTGTGTGACATCAATTATCTGAATAACTGAGCTGTCGGCTGCTCCACCTTCTCCACCTGCGCAATCTACTACTCCAATGTATTTATTATCCTTTTTCGCTTCTTCATATATATTTAAAAAATCTCCTATGTTCCTAATTGGATTAAAGAAGGACATTGTTTGATAATATTCCATTGAAAGCAATGCACCTTCTGACCCTTGGAAATTATTACAATATTCTTGCTCAAATTGTGATACATTACCAGACATGGACAAGATGGTGGATATCTTCCAAGTTTCATCTCTTCCTGGAACTCTATCCCATTTTATATTCATAAATGCATATTCATTCAAACCTCTTTCAGCCTGAGTATATAATTTATGAAACATCCCTCTTTGACCATTGGGAGTAGATGAAATGATAATCTTTGATTCTTTACCACTTGAAATTGTCGGCATAACTGAACTGAAGAAATTAACATCGTCAGCCACGAATGCAAATTCATCCAAATATAATAAGCTCAAGCTCATGCCACGAATTGCACTTGAAGATGTGGCTGAGGCTAAAATCCTGGAGCCATTTTCAAATGAAATTGATTTTTTATTGAGCTCAGTGGCACCTTGCTGTAAGAAGAAAGGCAGACCTTGAAACATCTGTGTGATTCTCAGTAAAATCTCTTTTGACTGGGCTTCTTTATTAGCAAGTATGCCTATAGTCTTTTGTGAATGAAACAGGGCATACCATAGGATATACGCAGCGGTAGTGATAGTCTTACCTGACTGTCTTGCCTGTACTGTAATAACGAATCTGTTATCTTGATATTTCTTGAGTAATTCAATTTGATAATCATATGGTATAAAAGGAACTTCACCTTCATCGATGGAAATGATCCTACAATAATTCATCGTAAAGTATTCTACTGATCTTGAGCACTTAATAATTTCTGCTATCTGAGGTTTTGTAAATCTTTTGGATATCCCGGCAATTTTAACCGTTGGATTTCCAAGATAGCATTCTTTCAGAGTCATAGACCAATCAGATACACCAGGAACAGATATTTTCTTAGGATGTACTGGAGCTGCTTTCCTCTTCTCCTTGTTCCTGCGTCCCTTTGCCATTAGATTCATCCTTTGCTTGAATGTCAAGATTTTCAATACCATCCAAAATCTCTTGTAATGAGCCTACAATCTCACTCATATCGTCACTTGTATCTATATCTTCATTATCCGGTAAATTATCAAGCATCTCTGATATTACTCTTTGATGCTTCTCATGTAATCCACCAGCCATATCTGTAATTAGTGTTCTCATTAATTGCATGGCTGCAACTACTGCTTCAACACTTCTTGGATGCTGTACATCCAGTAACATGGTCATTGAATTGTTTATTACTTGCTGACATACTCCTGAAAGTGTATACAGCATATTGCGTGCTTGTTTATAGTCAATGGATAGATCATCCTCACCCACCATTGTACTCGGAATTTCTTTAATATCCATTTCATATTCTTGCTTATCGGAGAAGTCTTCATCTCCATTAGCTATTTCATTGCCAAATTCAATTGCATCTTTAATGGCACTATTAACATCCATCACAACCTCCGTTAAATATGATTGTCTTAATACTATTTAAAATGTAATTATTTAAGGGGGATAGCATGGTGAATTTGAAATTTGAATTTGAAATAGAGGGAAATACAGCTGGAATCACCAGAGAGATTTGCGAATATTCAGAAGATAAAATTGCAGATATGATGGTGGATTATGATATAGATAGAGAAGGGGTTTATTGGATTTTATTTGATGATTGGATCCATAATAAAATATCATCTACTGGAGTATTGATTAAAGAACCCGAGCTTGGGGTTGATATTACTTGGATAGTTGAAGATAAAAAATATAAACAACAATATATCCCTCTGGACGGTACAGAGATTGCTGATATTATTCATAATCATAATGAAAACATTGCAATCGAATTCATGATCAATGATGCCATGCCAGATTTCTTTCGTGTTGATGTCACTGAAGTTTAAAATATGAAAAGCCCATTCACGTTAATATGTGAATGGGCTTTTTGCTTAGGAACTATTTGAAATTTACTCCAAGTTGTTTACATATTCTGCAAACTGGGCATCGGTCATGAACATGACACAACAAAAGTTGTATGGGAGCCAAACAAATGGAGCCAAGATCAGCCAAGAAAGAAGAAACTTTTTGGCTATTTTTGGTTTCCCGAGGTAGAAATAATGGGCTCCAAATCCACCCAAAAACCAGAGCATGACCAGGAATGCAAATTTTGATTTCTCTGTGACTGCTGGTACTGCTTTAAATGGTTTTCCGCAAGAAGGACATGCAGTTGCATTGATATTGATTCCTGGATGACCACATGCTGTACAAAAGATAGTTTCGCTCATGTTTTTAATCCTTTAAAATGAAGTTGTTGTTTGTACTACTATCGAACTTGAAATGATTCTAACTTGATTGTTTACCTTTGTCAAGACTTTTTTTCAAAATATTCAATTAAAGCCATGAAGTAAGGTTGTTGCCATTTCCTGACCAATGAAATGTTATTCTCAGTTAACTGCAATATCACTGTCCCCGCTGTCTCTGGACCAAACTCATCAAAATCTGCAAGAGAGTAGATTTCATTTGCAAAGATTGTTATTTTGTTCTTGGAATCCACTAATGTAATGGAATCCCCTTTGAGATTTGATTCCATGAGACCAATTTCTTCATATGCTTCTCTGGTAGCGGTTTCCCATGGGGTTTCGTCCCCATCTTTACATCCTTTGGCTATCTGAGGTTGAGTTCCTCCAAATCGTTTGTTTGAAGGGATCATTAGATAGACAAAGACCTTATTATTTTCGATGTAAAATGGAATGATTCCTGCCCGTTCGTGTTTAGTTGGAGTCATGTGTTTTTCCTTTGTTTGTTGTCGAATTAAATTGATCCTACCACATGAATCCAACTCTGTCAACAATTAATTTGAGTAATCTTGTATTTTTTCATTAATGTGCCTCAAACTGATTCCAGCTGCAACCAAAACCTCTCTAACTGATTCTTGTGATTGATATTGATTCCAAGCTACAACAGCTACACATCCCGTTAGCGCGATCATCCTGGCACAAACCATGCATGGAGTAAAAGAAACGTACAAAGTAGTCCCTTTCAATGAAATTCTATTCTTAACTGCCCTGGCTATTGCCATTTGTTCGGCATGCATGCATCGAACACAATGCTTGTGTAATTCCCCTGATTCAATTGTAGTGATGAATTCATGACCCAATTCATCACAATCTGGCTGCCCGGGAGTAGTTGCACTGAAACCAGTGGCTACAATATCATCATTCTTGACAAACAAGCATGATGCTCTTCCTCTACTGCATCCTGACCTGAGAGAAATTACTTCAAGCATTTTGAAGTAATATTCGTCATTAGAAGGTTTGATATGATTAATGGTTTTGTAATTTCCTGGATATATTCCCGGTAAATCATCTTGTTTCATTGGGAAACCAAATCTTTCAATATATGAATCCCCTTCTTCAGTGACCATGATTTCAACGACTTCATCAATAAGCTTTACGCCAAAATCTTCTGCATGTTCCTTAAATGTATCCTGAAGATATTTAGGCATAGAAGTAATGAGATGACCATTGACGTACAATGCCCAAGTTTCATGAATGCTGCACAAAATATTCAAATCCATGATTCAATTCCTTTAAGCTAAAAACATCCAATGATAGATGCAAAACTGCATCGCCAACTGATCCACCGTCCAAACCCCAAATAATATGAACCACAAGAAAAACTGTTTCATTGATTTTTCTCCTTCAAAATGGTTGATTTTAAACCTTCTCTGATGTACTTAAAAACTAAAATCATTTCCCTACAAAACAGAAAATTAAGTGCTTGAAATGATTAGACAATCGAAATTTCTAACTTTTGGCCTTTCTTGGAAGAAATGACACAAAAATGAACATCCAATCAAATATTGAGTATGATTTGAGTTCAAGTTGAATCTAATATCAGTTCAATGATACATTTATAAATACTCTTCAAAATCAGAGTATCCTCATTGTTACATTAAATTTTAAAAAACTCAGTTCATGGCCCTACAAACTCAAATCTTAACTAATTGGATTTATTCACTTTTTCTGAAAAACAGCATATTTCCTAATTTTTAGCCTATTTTGTAACATGAGAATCATATCCTCTGATATTCCCCTAATTTAAGCATGGCCTTGAGCCCTTTGTACTTATGCTTGGCTATATATTCATGGATTTCCTGGATACTGGCTCCATTCATAATGAAATCATTGATATCTTTTCCTTTGTACTTCCAATCAGATCCCCAAATTACTACTTCCTTGCCTGCTTCTATGATCTTCTTATAGGTAGACACTACCTCTTTGTTTCTCATCTGAATATCAGGCAAATAGATATCTCCAAAATCACATGATAATAGAGAGCCATCACCTACAGCCACACAATTATATAGAAACAAGGAATCAATCCCACCTTCACAAACCAATACAGTCTTGGCTTGATTACATCTATCTAAGCCATAGAGCTTTCTGCCTTCAGTATCTGGAACTTTCAAAGTGATATACCGAAGAAATGCATTAGGGTCAAATGATCTGCCTTGTACATATGTCAGTTCACGAGCTTGATCATAGAATGGGATCAGTAATCTTGATTCATGCCAGGACTTCTTTGCAAGCATAGGATCAATCAATTCTACCAGGTCAACCCAGTCTTCAGTGTAATGTAAAATTTTATGGGTATATTCTGGAAGTTTCCTATTATTGACATACTGCTTTGCTTCATGACGGTCATCTAAGTCACAGACACGCAGGAACCTATCCATAATGGAAGGTTTAACTGAACTCTTATGCTCTACTACTCTAACCGGCTTACCGTTCTCTTTCAGGGCAAAAGGAGCCACTGCTTTCTTAAACACTTTCCTCTTTGGTTTACCCTTTCGATTAAAGGTGTCCAATAAATACTCTTCATATAAGATAGAATCATAATTCTTGAGGAAAGTATGAAAAGGGGGATTGGCACCACAATTGAAGCATTTATAAAAGAACTTCTCTGAATCTCGATTTGAATCTAAATGGAACCAGCCACGTTTCTTTGATGCTTTCTTGGAAGAGTCACCGCATAGAGGACATCTGAAATTGGCTTCATTAGATTTGACCCATTTAAACAGATCCAATGTGAATGAAATCTTATTGATGTATTCTCTATCAATGTATAAACTCAATACCAATCCTCCAATCAAGGTAATTCATTAGTAAGATGCCCTAATCATATCATGACTATTTAACTATGTCAACAAAAAAAGGGGCTTCCACTGATTCGGAAGCCCCTTTAACCATTTGATCGATCATCTGAGCAGTGCCCTGTAATCGGCTATGAATTTACTTTGGAGTTTTGCGATCTTGTCACTATTTTCGGACAACATCCTTATCATAGTAGTGTAATCGTTACTATCTACTTTCCCTGTTTTCTTAATTTCATCAGCAACCTCTCTCTTAAGGTCATTGATTAATTTCAAAGAAACTGTTCTTTTGAACTTACCTATTTTCTTTTTCTTGGCTTCTGCGTCCTTGAATCCCTGAATTGAATTGTTAACAGTGTCAATGATTCGATTCCTATCTGCGAGTAGTCGACGGTAACCAGAGGTATTTTGTTTTCCTTGATCATGTAATTGTTTTAAAACTTCATCTGCCTTTGCGATATCAGAAGCATGATTTTGATTGTAAAGTTCAACTATTTCATTGATGTAGACCTGAGCCGGGACATCCCATGATTCAATGATTCTCGTTTCGGATTCATATGTGTCTATATTCACAAGTAACTTCTCTGCCAAGCTGAAATATTTCATGGCATCATCATGCATCATCATTGTAAGTTTAAAGCTACTGAGAGCATTTTTCTTGCTCTCAAGAAGATATTTCATTGAACATTGCCCTGGATTCAAAGCCAGAAGATTCCTATCATATTCCTTGATTAATGGATTCACTGGTTCTCCGACAATCCTCTTCATCATATTACTTGCTGCATATGTAATTTTAAATGAATCATCGAAGAAAGGGATTCCGTCCGCTTGTGAATTGATAGAATGGAGCATGATGATTGTTGCAATGATGAAAATGATCTTTTTCATGATGAATTTTCCTTTTCATTTTACTACATTAATGGATGTGCTTCTAATTGATCGTTAAAATGATATTAACCTATTAAAAGCACATTGTCAAGAACTTTCTGTAATTAATTTTCTTCTTGGTAATCGTCCGAAAACTTACCATCTGAATATCTCTCATCGCACCAATCTTTTGCCATTCGGAGAGATAGCCCTGTACTCCAATGATATTCTTTGATAGCTGAGATCCTGCCTTTGCTTCGACGAAGTAAATCAACCTTAACTTTAATAGTCTTCATGTAATCAGGGTCAATGAAATATGGATGAGCTATCTGCTCCATGATCTGTTCACAAAAATCCCTCCATTCCTTTAATTTGTGATTATGCCTCTGCATGAACATATGCTGCAGTGTTTGGTAGTTCAGATGAATGGTTCTGGTGTAGATGAATCCAATTGGAATAGATTTCTTGAGAATATCCAATGAAATTGATGGGTCATCGAGCATCTCATTAACACGATCCATGATGACAGAATCGACATTATCATCAAAGACACCACCGTCACGTTTTAAAGTGTGCATTGTGGATGTTGACTGTACAGCGTCTGTGGTAGTATAAGTTGCCTGCTGTGTCCACCAATCAAGTGGTGCCTCAACCAAAAGATCAAGATGAATAGCCCTCAAGAACTTGGAATGCCCTTTCCCCTTGAAAGCCATCTTCATAGCTCTCTGGTGCATAGATGATCTTAATTGACTATTCCTTTTGAGATCATCGATAGACTTACAATGAGCAGTCTTGTTGAAAGCCAGGCCCATTCCAATCATTGCTGCCAGGTAATTCTCTTTTGACTCTGAAAGTACAGTTACATTGATGCTCATTTGAATCCCCTTTTAGTTGAAATAATTACGAAGTGTTTCCCGTCGACAGATCAGAATGTCAATCAATTCCTGATCGTCTCCAATGACATTGGCTATTGTTTCATCAGATAGTGAAGTGACTTTGTTAATTCCTATCTGAATTTCTGCATCTGTAATGCTATGAAAGAGTTTCCCCGCTGACCTTTTGGGGTCTTTCATTGATACAAGCTCCGGAACATCACATGAAAAATCAGATGCTTTCTTCTTGGTTCCCATGGCCCGCCATCTCATAGAGCCACCCGTATCAATCCTAATGACCTGGCCCTTGATAGTATCAACCAACAGGTTGTCCCAATCAAGACCTTTCACATCCCACATTCCCAACCAGCAATCAATGGCAAAGTTTTCCATGATTCCTGCCCTGAGCTTGGGATCTGTCTTTAATGCTTGCTGATCAATGGACAATCCTTCCACGACTTTGGATGCAATCCCAATATCCCCTGATTCATTTTTAACTTTGCTCAATGAAGGGACATTGGCTCCCAAGATATCATAGAACTTGTTTGCAGAAAATTCAGTATCGGTGATTTCGATGTTCTCATAGAACTTCATGTAAAATTGTTCACCTGTTTCCTTCTCTGAATAGAATCCACCTGTATTTGACCCCTGTTGATTGCCTATCTTGATGTAATTACTGATATCCAGCATATTGACTCCCAAAATCTGCTTTGCTTCATTCATATCAATCTCAATTTCATCTTCAAGATATAGTATGAAAATCTGTTTGTCAACAGTTTTTAATTCTTTTTTTCCTATTTTTGTCATTTGGAATCATACCTCCAGAAAAAGTACAGTCAAAACAACCACTTATGAAGACGAAAAAGGCTGTATTGACTATACCCTCACGTAGTTTCATAAGTGGTTGATATGTTTAGATATTCATAATGCTATTCAAAATCATCAAAATTGATCGATTCATTCCATTTCTCAGAATTATAATTCTGTGTTTCTGCTGCTTTCCTGGCACAATATTTTGGATCTTTCTCAAGTTCATTCTCAATGGCAATAAGTTTCATGATATCTGATGGTATTGAAGTATCCATACTTGATTCAACCAAAGTTTCTACCTCCGATGTAACTATCTCAGTTTCATAAAAATTGGTATGGGCATCTTTTTTATTCAGACGTCTAAGGATCTTGATTCCAATTCCCCGGTTTGCAATAATCTCATGTTCTCCAGAATGTGGACTAATATCTGCCGGGAATAAACTTAAACACTTATCAAAACCCTTACAGATGAAAACAACTGTAGTGTCATATGATCCTTTTAATTTAAACATATTCATTAATGAAGCATTTTTCCATGATGTAGCCATCCCAAATCTGAGAGTAAAAGAAACGTAGCCATCATATGGTAAAACAATACCAGCTTCTAAATTTTGAAGTTTCTCTTTTTCAATCGTTTGACTTCTGTACAGGTAGATATTAGGATCCAACTTAATACCCTGTTTAGTAAAGGCTTTATCCATATTTTTGCATACATCCTGTACACCAGCTGTATTTGTAGTTTTATATCCCTTCAAGAATCCATTAATTGTACTATAATAACTACCACAAAAAGTCTTAACTGCTGAACTACCATCAGTAGTCATCGCCATTTGAGTTTTCTTCAACTTGGAGTATACCTCAGCACTAACATTATTCGTGAAACTTTCAATTTTATAAGCATCTTCTTTAGGTATTTTTCCCATAGATAAAGACTTAATGGCATCAGTAAGAACCATATCCTTGCCTTGATACATTCCCTGGAAATTACCATATAGTGTCTGGAGTTTCTTGTCATCTTTAAATGACCACACTTTAGCACTTGGGTTAGTCGGGATGGGATTAGTTTTTATCCATTTCATCAAGTCTGGGCTGCTATATTTCTTCATATTCTTTAAAACTTTGTGAATAGGAACCTGAATGACTTTCTTTGATGTAATATTGGGTGGATTTTTCATTACCCAAAGAGAATTTGTATCTGCTTCTGATAATCCATCTTGGACTTTCATTGCCCGCTTGACTGAAATCTGTGTGATACCATAGAGCTTAGCCACATCACTGACTTCATCATATGTGAGAAGCTGGAGATCACCATTGGTTAGGTCATTCAATTTATTTGAAAAAGTTTTCCAACCTTCAATACCTGCCTCAAACTGTTCAGTAGTGACTATGGTTGCATCTTTGAGATCATAGATATTTAGCATTGATTTGACAGTATGAAGAGGAATATCAATAGTCTTACCAGAGTCAGTGATAATGACTTCCCCTATGATCACAGATATCTTACTATTACCTACTTGAATGTTGCTCATTTCAATCCTCCAAGAGGGACTCTTAATCCCTCGTATATCTTATTGTTGACGTAACCAAGTCTTGAGTTCAATTGACTCTTCTTTAGTGAATTTGATAACTGTTTCATCCTGAGTGAAAATAACTTCACCAACATCATTTTCTTCTACAGTACAATCACCAGGTATACCAGTTTCACCCACAACTCCTGAAATGCCTTCTTTCTTGGTTGTAAACTGTTTCCCGGATGAAGTCTTTGCTATGACTGTTCCATCATCCAATTCCATCACAAATTCAGCTTCAAAATTAGCATCTGTAATGATCTTCAAACCCTTGGGTGTAGGATAATGATCAGATTCTGTATGAAATTTTAAAGGTGTCCCCGGTTCATGAGTCAGTTTACCGTGATCCTTTTGAGCTTTATTGATGATATCAACAATATCACCTTGCTCAAATACACCAGTACTAATAGGTAGCCCATCAACTTTCAATGTATAGTTGCTGGAGATTGAATCAAATTTCAATTCAATATCATCTAACGAGTAAAAAGCAACTTTTTCCTTTATATCTTTAGACCAACCAGATATAACTGGCCAATTATATGACGTTTCAAATGAACTCTTGGATGGCTTGAATATTATTTCTTGTATGTTAGATACTGAGATTGTCTCATTTTCGATCTCAGGCATATATGGAATTCCAATCTTAATATAAGAAAGGCCACTAATCCCAGACACTCTGCCTATCCAATTATGAGCTTTAAGTTCTGTCTGAAATTCAGACGTAAGCCATAATTCAGATGTTGGATCCACTTTAACATATGTACCAGGTGTGTATTTGGATATTTCCCAAATCTGTGCAAGAAGTGATTTGATTTCAAGATTAAATTTAACTGGTTCAGTGTTATTACCAATGGTATATTCCCTATTGATCCTATCAATAAGAACAGTGATATCACCACGAATATACTGCATCTGAAATTCATTAGCACTGCTCATTTGATCCCATGATATTACATCAGGCCAACTTACAATAGGTGACTGAACCCCATTCAAGTATGACACTACTACTTCAATTACATCTTTTTTGAGATCCTTAAATGGATTATTATCGAATAATGAAGATTGTTGACCATTGATTTTGAGTGAAAAGGTATCTCCATCAATAGATATTACTGAAGTAAATTTACCATAATGATTAGTATATTCTACTTTCTCATTGGATATTTCATTTAAATCCCAATCTTCAAATTCAAGCCATACTACTGGCACTGAATCACTATGCCCTGGATTCATTAATTCCATTACATCATCATACCATAAATTAAAAAGATTAACTTCTTCAGATGTAATATTAGAAATGACGACTGCTTTGGGGTTGATATTGATATCAATCTGACTTGTTTCGTTGGCACTGTTGTCTATATATGTTTTAACTTGAGTAAGAAAATATCCTCTGGCTTGTTTCCCAGATGATTGAATAACATCAAAGCCATTGAAAGGGTATGAGATTTCTGTCAAATATACTTCATCTTCATCAGTATCAGGACTATCTATGAAGGAACCAATGGCTTGAGCTTTGAGTGTTTCCAGAAAATTTAAAAAATTAATTGGATCTGTTTCAACTTCAACTTCCATTGAGTTATCTCCATAATCAAGATTTCCCAGTACTTTCTCATAACTCATATCATAAGACTGTTGATATATTTTATCCATGTCAACAGTCAACTTGGCATCTTCACCATCAATGGTACCTTTATAAATGAAATGATCCTCATCTGTAATCTTTTCCCATTGAACTCCATCTGATAAATGATAAGTATCTTCAAATTCCATGGCGACAAAATTCATTTTCATAGATGAGGTGATATTGGGATTCTTGAAATAATCCCGGGCTTCTTTGAGTACAGTAACTATACCCCCAAGGTGCTTATATCCACCTGTACCGACTTCATTGACACCATCTAATGTGTAGACATATATCCCATTATTAAACTCTACTATACCCCCTGTTTCATCATCCTGATAGTGAATAATATATTGAGATGGATTACTGATAACTTTCCAATCACTATTGATTGGAATAGGAACACCATACCAATCTTCATTCTCATCAATGGGTAGAAATAATTCTGCATCAAAGTCATATTGAAATTCATCGGGATACCATGAATAATCATCCAATCGTCTCATTGCATCTAATACATCATCAGCTTCTTCAGTGATACTGGAAGATTCATCATAATTGGTAATAGTTACTTTGTCTTCATAGGAACTGACATTAATATTGGAGTTATATTTATTCATCAACTTTACAACATTTTGAGCCATTGTATATGTAGAGAAGATAGCAGTCTTCTCTGAACCAGTATCCGTTGAATTTCCATAGATACCTTCTAATCCACTAAGGAAAGACATTAATGACGTGGGATTCACTGGAAAGTCAATTTCGGATATATCGGGAACTGAACTATATATAACTTCACCAGGAACATATGACTCTCCATTCTTGATGGCATTATATATATTTTCAATCTCTACTCTCACCCTGATCAATTTCCCATTAATAATCTTTCGATAACCAAAGTAATGAGCACCTGACCATCTATCCCATGCACTATCAGAACCTTGCACAAAATACTCTTCATCAAAGATACTAAAAATCACATTCAATTTATCATCTACAGTAATAGGCTGAATTGCTGGGATAGTTACTTCATCAGTTGAAATTGAAGAGGAAGGGATACCAGGATTGTTATCTTTGTTTGACTGTATGGCTTCTGGGCTAAACTCACCTTCATATTCAGGGAAAACAAATACTGAAGCAGGATCAACATTCTTTCTACAGAAATACATGAACTGTTTTCCTGGGAGTAAAGAGACATTGACATCAACATGCTTAATCTTCTTGGTTGTTTTTTTGAAAATCATAGGAAGGACACGCTTGACTTTCTTGTATATTTTAGGCTGAAAGGCAAAGATGAAACCATTGATTGGTTTGGTTTTGGCAGAGACCAAAAAGTCATTCATGATTGCAGACATAGTTCCAATGGTTCTGAATGGCTCTATGATTTTTTTCAACTGCTTAAATTTACCTGCCCCGGGCATTCTTTGACCGAATCCGATCATTGTAGTTTGTTTGGATGTAGCCTTATCAACAGGCATCTTGATCGTTGTTTTAGACACTTTCATGAACTTGACACGATACTCAAAAACTTCTTCATTACCAAGATCAACATCAAAGTCATATACTACTTCACCTGAAACGATGCTTTTAGTCCACTCGAATGGTTCTGAGTTGAAGGACTCTGTTAGAAGTTTAGATGTATTTGCATCACTGAATATGGATTTCATAATACCCCCAAAAAGATTAAAATTAAAATAGTTCTTTTACTATTTAAAACAAAAGCCATATTCCAATGAAGAAATATGGCTTTCGATGAACATGTAATTACCTTCATTCACTGTAAAACAAAACTTTGTCGTAAATCTTTTTAAGATAGTCATTAAACAAAACAAAAATTACCTTAACCTTTCTCTCGTAATCCCCTAATATTTCATTTAATGTGGTTATGGCGACACATGAAGACATTAGGGCTTCCATCCCATATATGCCAGTGGAAATTGCCGGGATAGTGATTTCATTGATCAATTTCTCTCTATCATTTGTCTGCAGGTAGTGATCGTTCCATTTCATGATAGTGATGGCAATATTCTTGTAAGTCTCTACTAATGAATCGAAAGCCTGATCTTCATCTAATATTCTACAATCTGGCCCTGCTACGTGAAAAATGCTATGGCATATGTCTTGTAGCCCAAAAGATGGTGTATGGATTACTTGGCCGGTCTTGACTGCAGGTTCATTGGGTTCCAAACCTGATCGGTAAGTCATTTCTATGTAGTTTTTAAGCTGCTTCCCTGCTGCTCGATGTAAAGCACCATCTACTCCATCACCACCCATCATAATAGTGTTTGCAGCGTTCACGCTGCAGTCTGCTTTGATCTTGGTAATATCACCCTTAATAGTCTCGAATGTAATCATAATGAACTTCTCCTCATCTGTGTTGTTTTGTTAGTCTATAGTGCATCATAGAAGATGTCAACCGGCTTTTTTGCATCTAATTCATTCATTTCAAAATTATGTCTTTCAATCTTCTTGTTAAACCTCATAACAGATTCAAGAGTGAGTGATGATATAGGTTTTTTCATCAATAGCTCTATGAACATTCTCTTTGGTGTAACCTCTCCTTTAATCCTTGAAATTAAGTCTGAGGCATTGAGCTTTACCAAAGAAGCAGAATTGGTATTCCACCACGTCACAAAATCACTCTGAACTTGACTCCATAGAATCTCTGCTTTGAATTGCTTCATCATTAGGGCTTTACGCTTGACTACCAGGGCCAAACGCCAATCAATCCATTCCTTAAGTGCTTCTCCTATGGTTCCATAATTATGAAGCAATCCATTAGTATCCCATAGAGTGAAGTTCTGAGTCAATGTTCGTTGCAGGCCAAAGAGTTTAATGATTTGCTTCTTGGTCTTCTTGGTAGTTGTCCTGGGACATGATATTTCAAACATCCACCCATCTTCAGTGGATTTATTGGTATAATCTTTTATATCCCCTGAAATAATGAGATTATTCAGAAGTGCTTTGTAGCTGTCATTATCATACAAATATGGAATGTCTGTGATATTTATATGGGTAGTATTGACTACCTTATAAACACCAGTTAAAGTCACTCTACCGTCAGCCAGAGAGATATTACCACCGAACCCATTGATATAAGGAACCATTGGTATGATATCCTCACCATCCTTGAGATACTTCTTAATTACTTTCTTGATATCTGATAATCTATGAGGAATAATTTTGGTTGCATGACCAGTACCAATTCCAGAAGAACCATTGACTGCCCACATAGGAATCAAAGGCATCAAATGAAATGGTTCTGCATCTTCTCCTTCAATGGATTGTAATTCCAATAAATCATCATCATTTCTATCAAAGAACTCTTTATACCACTTTCCAAGATCAACAGAGATATACCTGGGAGCTGATGCCCCTGACTTATCCAATGAATTACCGAATTGACCATGCTTGAGCAAAAGGGGACAGTTATTTGACCCTGGATAGTCCTGGGCCATTGTTATGGCAGTATCAGCCAAAGATGTTTCACCATGTTGATAATGAGTAAATTCTGCTACTGCAGATGCCAGCCTGGATACTTTCCAGAGTCTATCCTTGTGCATCATGGTATAGATGATCTTTCTCTGAGAAGGTTTGAACCCATCACATATTGACGGGATATTCCTTATATTATCTGCCATTGAGAATGATTTGAAATCTGTATTTATGAACTCTGATATATCCATTAAGCAATCCCTCCTAACCAAGTCTTTCTGTCATTAGCTCGTTTTGAATTAAAAACCAGATCCAATGCTTCATCTGCAATTGGATCGAATACCATTTGTACAGTATACTTAGGATCAACCAGGAATCGTTTGAAGTCTTTTGTATCCCAGCCACCAAGCCCTTTATAATATTTCACATTAGTAAGCTTATCACCTGACCAGGAATCAAATTCATCCTGTGTAAAGAACTCCACTAATTCCTTTTTACACCTGGCTGTCATGATTGGAGTTCTGAGTGAATATAACCTTCCATCTGCAACCAACTTGGGTAATAGGATAGAGAACATATTCAAGCAAAGCCCAAGAATATGAAAACCATCCAAATCCTGATCTGCAGCGATGAGAATCTTTCCATATCTCAAATCCAAATCTGTTTGCTTAAGATTGGCACCAAGGATCTGGATCACTGACTGGATCTCATTTTTCTTGATGATTTTTGAAATACTCATATCCCTAACATTTACTAATTTACCTCTCAATGGGAATACACCATGAAGATTAGAATCCCGGGCAGATATCATAGTTTTTGCAGCCGAATCACCTTCTGTTAATATCAGTGTGCAATCTTCTCTGTTAGTCTTTGATCCTGCAGGTTCATATTTCTCTATAGACTTGATATTTTTTGGTGGTTTGATCATAGTTGAAGCCTTAGTCAGATCGTCCAATTTGATTTTATACTTCATTGATTCGATAATGTCAAGCACCAATTGAGATTTGGCCAATTCCTTTCTGAATTTACTCGACACCTCATAAGAGAAACCATAATCAGAAGCAGCCGTAATTAATTGATCTTTGGTTTGAGAGTCATAACGTGGGTTGTTCATAGAGATATTGAAGAACATATGGACAAGGGGCTTAATACTCGATGGCTTCACATCTGCCTTTAATTTCTTGGATACCAATTCACGTATTACCTGAATGACTTTGTTACCAATATATTCAATATGAGTACCACCATTGTTTACTCTGGTGCTATTGATAAAAGTGAGTGTCTGAAATCCTTCTGGAGCACTACCAATACAGAAAGTCAAATCATCGGTTTCATCGGAAACAATTCCAGGGCAGATATCATTTGCATGTTCAATGAAAGTCTTCTCAATAGGTTCTCCATTGAAAGTAAATTTGATCTTGGGATTGACTACTGCCATTTCAGTGACTGAATACTCAATAGACCTGATATGATCACCGTTGAGTGTATTAGCACCCAACCTCTTCATATCAGGTTTATATGTGATTGTAGTCCCATGTACCTGTGCTGTACAAGGGGCTATTGTTGGTTCATCTGATCTACCCATATTATCATAATATTGCTTGGTAAATGATTTCTTACCATCTCCAGTATAAACATTAAAGTTTGACGAATATATATTGGTTAAACTGGCTCCTTCCCCATTCTGACCAGTTAATTGATCCATTGAATCATCAAAGTTAGTACCTGACTTCAAGTGCCCCAAAACCATATCAGGAATCCACAACTGTTCTTCTGGGTGAATAACAACTGGAATCCCGGCACCATCATCTTGAACTGTAATGATGGACTGAAGTTTGTTGACCCTGACATTGATATGTTTGAGGCATTTACCTTCTTTGGTTTTGGAGTGATCGATTGCATTTGAAATTACCTCAGAGAATAGAAGAAGAAATGCAGGTGATACTTTAACTGCCCGTTTGGCACTATCGATAATAATATCATAGTTTACTGGAACTGTTGACCCAATATATCTTCCGGGTCTAATCAATACATGCTCTCTATCTGATAATTTCTTGAACTTTGATATGTCAACCATTTAACTCTCCTATTTTGGTCACTGAAGTGATGATGTTTTGCATTTCATTCCTGAAAAACTTGTGGTCTGCAAGATAGAATCGAATAGATATGGAACTATTTACTTGGACTTGCCAATGTTTGAGTGGATCGTAATTAGAAAACCAAACAAACAAATCATTGCCATTAATGAATTTTACCACGAAAGACCCATTGGAAATTGGCATGATTGCATCAATAGTCACTGTCATTTCATATTCACTATGAATATGACCAAAATATGAATCTGGGTTAATTCTCTTACCTTTGTCGATTACACATGATTCCCAAAATAAGATAGCCAAGCGAACCAATCCAGCGTCTTCTTTTTTGATCTCTTCTGCAGTTGCAATAGCTTTAAGCTTGATTAGTTTCTTTCGTGGTGACTCTATGCCCTGCAGAAACAGTTGAATCCTATATGACTTGGTAATCATGACCTCATCAATGGTTTGTTTTCCAAAATCAGAAAGGTAATGTTGTAGAACTCTTACAAACTCCATTGTCGTTTCCTTTTAGCTTGCTTCCATGATTTGTGAGGTTGTCTTGCCTTTGGTACATCGTCCCAAAAAGTTGATAGAAATTTCTTGGTTCTTTTACCTCTGACATAACCATCAAAGGCCAAATTTGATCTCAGTTCCTGAGTTGTTCTTGGGTGTCTGTAGCTACAACCCCAGTGTCTAACCCCAGTACCAGGAACAGGATCAAACCTGAACCTGATATTAGGATCACCTTCCTTCCATGTTGGTTGATGATCTCTGTGGTAGACATTGATAATTTCCAGGAGACGATTCATAGAGATATAGTTGAAGTCTTCATAGATGAACATTTTCAATTTAATCCCATATTCAAGGATGCCAAAACTATCAAAGCGCATTGTTCGATAATAATATCTATCACCATTAATTATGATATCTGACATATCTAAAACTTGAGCCATATCATCTGCAGTTTCAAATATATTGTCTCCTATAGTTTCAACATGAACATAGAACATATCATTCTCCTTCATATGGAATGAAAACCTTCATGAAATGGTTTGGGCATGTCTGGAACAGATCCCCTGTTTTCTTTGATTTAAAGAGTGCAAGAGGTTGGTTGCATATAGAGCATGTCTGGAGAGCCAAACCTCTCTTAAACATAATCCTGAGCTGTTTGAGCAGCCTTTCCTCCCACCCTGTTACCCTGGTAATGTATAATGAAAGTTTTGAGCCATGGCAATTCCCATTATTCATGAAATAGAGTCTGATTGAATCTTGTCCTGTTGAAGCCGCAAAACCAGATTCTTTGACTGATGATCGAATCATGATTTGAACTTCATTGACATCCATTGTGTAACAGTGTTCCCCTTTGATTAATCCGGCATATGCCCAAAGAGGCTCTCCAGTGTTTTTATGGATGGGTAAAGAAGCCTCAAACTCTGATTTCGTAAATTGGTAAATAGCCATTGGTTTCTCCTATTAAAAGTGGGTGATAATCTGAAAATATCAGATTATCACCCACATGTCAACAATTTTCTACAATGTTTTCAAGAAAGCGAAAAACTCATCATGACAAGGACTTGAACTCATGCGCTTAATTCCTTTGATGTATGACTCATTAAGAATAGCCAAATCTCTTCTAATGACTTGGAGTTGATTTTCATTTAGATCCAAAATCAACAAATTCTCAATGAAGTCAATTTCCTTTCTCATATATGGAAAAACTATATCGGTCAAATATTGCATTGAAGAAAAATCAGTGTTGTCGAATGTTGTACAAAGATTGACGTGTCGTTGATCGTAAAGAGGCATATGAATCTCCTTGATGAGTGATTGTTGAAATGATATTACCAAACAACAACCACGTTGTCAACAAAAATCTTAACCTTTTTTACCAAAAAATGCAAAAAGTGTATTTATCTTCTTGTACTTCCAACCTATTGCATCCAAGAAAGCCTGAAGTGGGGTGATGAATGACTTTTCCCAGACTGTTTCACGATCAATACATTTTTCAATTTCAAACTCTTCTGGGATATGATCCACAAAGGCCAACCTATCATTGAAGAACTGATTCATTGGTTCCAGAAGGATGATCTTGACTGCATCCCCTGACTCTATGAGAGGATAATCAAGACCAAGTTGAATTACTTTTCTGTTGAACACCAAGGCTGCTTTATATTGTGACGGTGTACCTTTGATGAATCCACGAGCACACTCATACTTATTGAGATCACCCAGCTTCACATTCAAGGCTATGTCGTCTATAGGCATCTTATCAAATACAGCCTTAATCTCTTTTACTGCAGCATGAAGCCTTGTTTCATCCTCAAGAAGTGCTATACTATAGCACTCTTTCAGATATTTCTTGGACCAAGCCGGGAATGTTGATCTGACTGATTCTAATCCTATGACTTTGATCTTTGGACTTTTATATCTTACACCTTCATCATCAATTACTGCAAGTGCATATCTCTTCTTGGCGACAAAGATGCCTGATTTCGCTATCTTCTCTCTGGCATAAAACATCTGGTTGTCTTTGGAATGTAAATAATCCTTAATTTCGTGCATCCATTTGGTGATCCTATCAGTAAGATTGTCTTTATACCATTGATCAAGGTTGTTTGCAATCGTTTGATCGTCAAGATTTTCCCAACCGAACTTATAGACAACCATCTCAGCATCAAAGTAAAATGAATCTGTATCCATAGTGATTACAAAATCTTTATCTTTGGTTTCAAGATAATCATTAAGAAATTCATTGAGCTTATTGGCACAGGTTCTGTTGACTGTCTGTCCTAATGTTGTGATGGCTTCTGCGATCCTAATATCAAAGAAATCTTTCATGTAACGATTAGATAATGCTCCATAACTGGCATTAAGAACTGTCTTTTGTGATAATTGTGTATTATTTAAAAGACTTATCAATGACTTAAGAACACTTTCTTTGATTTCAATGTCTGGATTGGCTAAGGTCTTCATTAATTCATGGAGTTTTTCAAGTTTTTGTTTCTCAATGATCATATGTTTCTTGGCCTTGCTTCTGACTCCATATAGATCATCTTTAAAATCTCTCAGGATGGAACTCTCTTCAGTTTTCCAGAGATAACCATTGACTGAAAGACCAATGCCTGGATACCCATCCAAAATAGAAGTATCATATTTCTTATTGATGCAATTCTCTATCTTATTTGGGTCATTCCTAATTGTTAAAAGCCAATTAAGGAGTTCATTAGACATTTCATTATCTTCAATAATTGTCTCTGGGCCAAGGTTCTGTTGTGACCAGCAATGTGGATAGAGTGAATTGAGATCAGCTGAAAGTAGATACTTATATAATCCGGGTACAGGCTCCTTGACATAACCACCAACAAAAGAGATATCCCCTTTATATACACTCTTAATTAAAGGGACTTTCTTCTGATTGTATAGCCTACTATATAGAAGGTTAGCCACAGGCTTTATGGTGCCAAATACATCACTATAATTGGATTTTGTAGTGTAGGCCAAAGTAATAGCCAGATCAAGTAGACCAGTGTGTTTGATCAATCGATTAACCAAAGCAACATCCTGGATATTATAGTCAATATATTTCTGAAAGTTGGTCAAAAAAAGGATATTCAAATTCCTGGCTTCTGAATAATCCAACTTTTTCTCATTAATTTCATATTCCCCAATGGTAGCCAACTTATAATTTGTCATTGGATGGAAGGTGAATTTCTGGTATAATTTCATAAAGTCCAAGGAATCGATACCAATGAACTTGACCACCCACATTTCATTATTCCATTTATCTTTCTTCTTTGACTCAGTAACAATGCCCCAGGGTGATAGTTTAGAGAACCATTTCTTTGCGTCATCACCAAACAGCTTCTTGACCCTGCGAACTACATATGGATTATCAAAGCCATCGATGTTAAAACCAGTTACAATATCAAATGACTGTGACTCCCAATACAATAAGTAATGCTTTAGCATCTCAACTTCATCATAAAATTCATGATATTTGACTGTTTGACCTGTTTTCTTTGGGTCTGTATAGCTTACATCCTCTGATTCATGTAAACCCCATACATGATATATATCATCAGCTGAATTATGTAATGTGATAGCAGTGATTGGGAGTTCAGCCTTGTCAATGATAATAGGCATCTTTTCAAATGGAATACTGACTGGATTGCCTTGTTCATCTCTATACCCAGAAAAGATTTCAATATCATAGTTGGCTATTTTCAGGATATCACTTTTGTGCTCAAATTTATGTCCAAAGTTCTTACACACAAATGCAGAGGCAAAGTTATCGATTCCATAGACATTGAAGTTGTCCACAGTCTTGTATGTCTCTATGAAATCTTTGGCTTCTTTTGGAGTTTCAAACTTCACTGGGGTCAATGGTTCTTTCTTCAATCCCCACATTATAGGTTCTTGGCCTTCACCAGCAGGGATATAGAGAGTAGGCTTGCACGGGATCTTGAGTGACTTTTTCTCTCCATCCAGTACATAGCGTAAGTAAATGAATTTCCCTCTTTGTTCCACGTTGGTATAGTAGGTATTACTCAGCGATGTATCTTCCATAAATAATTTCCTTGTTGTTTTAAAATCAAAAAGCCCGCCCCCAATAGTACCGGGGCGGGCTGAGTTACTTTAATTCATAAGCAGTGATTCAAAATTTCCAATGGCTGCTCCGGCTTCTCCGGCTTCACCTTTTGTCTCAGTAGGTTTACCAGGAATGGAACTTGATTCAGTCTCTGCAGGAGGTGTCTGTTCCTGAGCTGGTGATGTCTGATAATCTTTCAGGTTCTTTTGAGCTGGTGCATCATTTGGTGTGGCTTGAGATCCAGCATCTGTCTGATACCCCATTACCTTAAAAAATTTGGCTTCCAGTTGTTCATATGTCTTGAAGTTATCTTTCTCCAGGAAAGCAGCTAAAGAGTATGATGCTTTCCAGACTTTTTCCATATCTGCATCATTGTCAAAGAGAGGCCCAACGGGTACCCATTTGCATTCATCGAAATTAGGTTTGATGAATGATTTGCCATTGTTATTCTTGTTATTGGTACCAGTAAGATTCAACAGCAACGTGGCCCCTGTAAAAAGATTAAAAACATCAATTGGCTCAACTCCAGCAAACTTGGGCTGATTGGCCATTTCGATCTTTTTCTGGATAGATGCCGTAATCTTATACAGAAAGTTTTTACCGTTGTTCTCAGGTACATTGGTATCTTTGATGACGTAAATGTTGACAATGGTTTCATCTCTGGAAATGCGATTCATTAGAGTCTGTTTGAGTTGATTGTCTGGCTTGCCATCAGCTGTCCAACCTTTCCAGAGAGGGGCATCATGGGTAACAACGGGGCAGTTCTCTCCAAGAGTCTGAAGGCTATTCTCAACATACCAACCTTTCGGGCCTTTGAAGAAATGCTTCTTTACTGTGACCATAGGTGATGCTATTTCAATTTCACCGGCTTCTTGTTTTTCCATATCAGTAAGAGAAACAGGCAAGAAGCGGATAATATTTTCAGAAACAAGGTCTGTATTCCAAGTTGGTTTCCAAAACCGATCATCATCATAATTCTTTTTCTGTCCCAATTTCTCTGCCAGTTTGTTAGCTGCATCTAAAGAATTACCCTGTGATCTGAGTGCATTGAAATTAATAGCCATTTTGTAGTGCTCCTTTTAATGTTTGGGTTTCCCTGAATGGGTTTCCCATGAATATCTGCAATTTGTCATGATTGACTTTTTGCTTAATATAACGTGTTGTACTGTACTTGTCAAGAACTTTTTGAGAATTAAATTGGATTCATTCCCTTTGATTCTTGATATCTTAATCTATCTTTTTGGGTTTGTCAAGATTTTTCTGAGATCAAATGATTTTATATTGTCTTTCAATAGATTAAGCTCATTTGCCTCATATTCGATCTTCTGAATAATTACCTTTTCAAGCAGTGCCGGGACTTTCTTGAATTCAATCCCAATAGTAGTTGCAATCATTGAAGTAACTTCAATATATGATAATTCAGCGTTGTTCTTCATATAGGTAGATTCAACTACCTCACTGAAATCTGATTTAGTGATTTCTGATAGTTCCATGTCATTTAAGTCTGCAATAGATATCATAGTAAATCTCCGTCCCATCATAGATCCATTCGGTTAAGGCTTCCTGAATCATCTCTAAGTCTTTTCAGTTTATCAGAAAGCCACATTGGTTTCTTGTTTCTTGATATTCCTGAAATCATATTACACCCTGAAGAGGTTTCTGTCAACAAAATTTTTGTATTATTTTCGCATGACTCACAAGGTACTTCATTCCTTGATGTCATAGGTACATTTTTCTCGAATGTGTGCCCACAAACTGTGCATGCAAACGTGTAGATAGTCATACTGGTGTCCCCTATGTTCTTTGTATTCATGGATGGAAAGATAGCCATTGAACAATCTAATTAAAACCTCAGAGCAAAACACTCTAATAAGGGGAATTATCAAGGGGATTACCCTGACCCCCTTGTATTTTACTCATTTCAACCTAATATCAAAAAACAATAATTTAAGAAATGAAATGGTAATGAGTGGATCAGTGAATTCATTGTTCAATAATTTTACGAACAGCTCTGAATCTTTGGCACACATGCAATCAAGCCCAGAACACCATTTAATCCTTTGTTTCATGGGTTTCATGTTTGAGTCTGGCATGTAGTAATGTAATTCTTTAATAAAAGCATCAAAGTACATCAATGCCCTGTCAGGATGATTACGATCAGGGGTATATGTCACTGGGCCTGCTGCTCTTACATGCTCAAAATAATCAATAGGTGAATATGCAAGTTCAAAAAATTGCATTATCTGAGGTTCGATGTATGAATGTTTAGTAGAAAATTCCCTAATCTCTGTAATGGGAGTGTTAGAGGAAATCATTTCCTTAACTATACCCATCCATTCATGCAAATGGTATATTTCATGTTTCGATGTAAATATATTGTTTGACTTCATGATCTTAATCCAGTGTATAGCACGGCATAACTATCCGCAATATCAGTTATGAGTTTATGATGAAAATCATCAATTCCCAGTTGTTTGGATAGATCAACTTTTGTCCTTTGAGTAAAGGTGTCAATCATCTCATCCTTATTTGCATCCCCTGCCCCTGAAAACACCTTTTTAACTGTCTTGGGAGGCAACTCTATAATCTTATAGCCATTTGAGAACAAAACATGACGTATCACCCCACCAAGCTCACAGATTCCAGAGATATTACCCTTTGAACCCATAGAATACCCTTCAATGAATACTTGCTCTATGGTATAATCCATTAATATAATTTCCATCCAGAGTTTCAAGAAATCGTATCTTGCTTCTCTGGATAGATATGTCTTGGGTGGTGGTAATTTATCAATACGAATGTTTCCGAATACACCACAATATTTCTTAATCGTTTGAATATTAAAGAATTTGCAATGCTTGAAGTCAAGATCAATATTATCTTCTGGGGATATACATATGGCTGGAGAAGACATGGACATATCAATACCAATTATATGTTTCATAATTACTCCTTGACGGGTACAATTCACTTGTACCCGTTTGACTATCATGGAATGATGATCTGCCCTGTATTCAATGGGGTGATTACTGATTTGATTTTCTTTTCCTCGGAACCAATAACCGGAGTGAATGTCTGGAGGGGATCTGTAGATAAATTAGGATCACCAATTTCTTCTCCTACCTCTTCAAGTGGAATACTATCCAGTGAATCGATACCAGGGAGTGAAATGAATTTAGATAGTTTCTCTTCATAAGCCTGTCTGATTGCATAAGCATCTTTACCGAATTGGAGGCTACCGGTTGAATCGACAATATATGGTTCATATATTTCCAAATCAAACTTTTTGACTATCATTGAACAGATATATACTGCACGTCCAACTTCTGAAAGAAGGTTTACTGCAAGACCATCCCCTTGCTCGGCAAAGCCAATACTAAGCATAATACTTTTGGCATCATCAATGAGCAAAACGAATTCATCATCTGCATATTGCATTTCCTGAAGATTTTCATTGAAAGTTGTTTTGAAAAAGGCTTTGATCTCATTAACTTTCTTCGTATTTTCTGCTTTCATATTTCAGCATCCCCTTGTTTTGTTAAACCAGATGAACCAGTAGCACCGGTTCCGCGTTCTGATTTGGTTGGGTAAAGTTCTTCAATACTATTCATTTTCACTGGAGTTTCATAACATACATTATGAATAATCCCCTGTGCTATCTTATTCCCTGGAATAATTTTCTGTGGATGATTTGAAATGTTCCACATATTGATGAAGATTTCACCCTGATAACCTTCATCAATGACCTTGGCTCCAAGGATCAGGCCACATTTACTTGCTACACCCGATTTGTCGGCAAAGATTAATGCAGTATAAGGATTCAACCTGACGTGGATCCCCGTGGGAATGACTACTGTTTCGCCTGGATCCAACATCTTGGTTACTCCATTATTATAATCATATGGAATGAAAAAATCAACTCCAGCATCAGTACTGTTTGCTCTCTCTGGTGATTCAGTATCCCGTGTTACACAAAATTTAAAACCTTCCATTATTCATGACCCCTTTCTGACCTAAAAATGTATTTCTGCTCAAATTTCCAATTATCCTTGTCTGCATACTTCACTATCTTTACTGACCCAATACCACATTGTCCAGCAACTTGTGTTCTATCGATGATTTTACAAAGACCCCATTGGTCCAATAGATCAACAATTTTATTCTGCCTGGCAATATCTCCAGTAGTTATATCAGTTTTTCGACAATTTGTCAAGGCAAAAAGCATCTTGAAATGACAAATATAAAAACGATCTCTCTTACTGAGAATATGACAGGTCTGGAATAATGTCTTTCTGAATTTAGATGATACTCCGATTCTGCTCAGAGTTTCTTTGATTGTCAAATAAGCATCTTGAGTTGAATCCCCAAGAGAAACTTCAACCAAATACGGAATAACATCCGATTCACACTTATAAGGTTTGCCCAAAAAATCCATACTTGGACATCTTTTAATAATTCCCATTCCCGTCAGTCTCCTCAATTATGTATGTTAATTCAAGTTAATCCACGTACTGTAAATCGCAACAACCCGAACTACTATCAAGAATCATTCACTTGGTTATCGTGTTTGACTCTTGATAGCATATTTTTTCATTCAATATCAAAGCTTGATGAAAATAGTTTGAGGTTGGACTCCCTTACCAGTTGGTACGTTGTTGCCCATTGTATCTCAATCCATTCTGTCATTACTATTTAATGACAGTAAGGTAGCCTTGATTGTAGTTATATTCTCGGGAGTAAGGATGTTCATGTAATCCATTGCAACTTCTGGAGATACAGAATAAATCTTACAAACAGCCAATACATCTTCATCAGGTTTCTTGACTGCCATCACAAACCCCTTCTGGAATCCCCTTCGCTTCTTTGGGATCGCATTGAACAGATATGTGTAGTGAAGTTTCTTTGAGATAGTGCCCAGCTTATTCAGCTCATTTACGATCATTATACAGTCAATATAATTTACAAGTGCTCGACTAATAATGAATGGGGTATATTCTCTTTCAACCTTTGGACTCCATGGAATTGGTTTCTTGCTTTCCAGGATATTCTTTGTCCAATCAAACAAACCCATCTTATCTGATTTTTCCTTTGATGCTTTCTTTTTTGTTGTCTTGGCCATGGTTTTCCCCCTACTTGAACTGAATATCAATCAAACACCGAACCATTACATCAAGCCAGAAGATATAAAGATCAGGAACTTTACTGAAATACTTTTGAGCATCCCCAAGAATCTGAACCAGGGCAGGTGATGTCTGATCAACAATTACTGGATCCATTATACCAAAGAACTTACTAAAGAAAGACTTCCCGAATTTCTTCTGATTGGCCATCACAAAGGTTTTCAGGGCAACATAGTCCTGAGCCTTTAAGATACTCACCAATGCATCTGTATCCACCACAGAAACCTTCTGTACAGCAGACATGTCAATCTTTCCATACAGAGACAGTGTCTGGAGTTCATTGATGATCTTTCTGCAATCAGGTTTACATAGTTTGATAACCTGTGCAATAGCAGGGAGTTCATATTCAATCTTTTCCTGATCAAGCATATTTACCACATTCTGGAAAAGGTGTTTCATGATGAACAGTTCATCGGCATCATCAAATTCATAAGAGATAACCAAGCATCTGGATAGAAGAGGTTCAGGGATGATTTCAAGATCATTCGTGGTCATGATGAATCTTGCATTCTTGGATACTGATTCAAATAACCCCTTGAGGCTGTTTAACCCCTGCAATGAGAGTCTTTCACACTCATCGAGTATAACCACCTTGCATTTGGCTTTATTGATCAGAGAGGCGTGAGAACAATACTCATAAACATCATTACGAATGATATCTATACTGGTATCCAGAGAAGCATTAATGAAGAGAGGTTTTGAACACCCAATATCGTTTGAAAGTGCATAGGCTGAAGTAGTTTTACCAGATCCAGGATTAGTGGAATGAAGTACAAGATTTTGAATCTCTTTCTTTTCGATGAACTTTTCAAATATCTGTTTGATCTTGGGAGGGAGAATAACATCTTTGATAGTATTAGGTCGAAACTTCTCTGCCCAGATGAATTCTTTTTCATTGAAATGCATAAAAATCTCCTTAGTGTGGTATGATGAATGAAATGCTACTTTCTAATGTCTTGATCATAGTATTTTTAATGAACTTTGTCAAGAACAAAATGCAATTAAAAAGGGCTTGGAGCCATTGAAGGTTCCAAGCCCACCTTAATCACAATTTGAAATACTTGGCTGCATCTGGTGCATGAACCACTGACTGAATTTCTGCTTCTGTGGGTAGAGATTTATTCTTTGTTACTGAAGCCAGACGGTCAATGAATTTACACAAGGCCGGAAGCCCTTCATTGAGTGTGATCTCTGCAACTGTTAGCGCCAATTTAATTTGAGCTCGATTCATGAATGTTGTCCTTTAACATAGCAAAATGATTGAAGGTTGGCGATTAAATTGAATTTTAGTTATGGTTGAGCATATGCTCAGTGTGTAGAAATGAAACTCTCGCTGAAGTTCTTTGAAGAGAGTCATCCTTTCTTTGATATATGCATGTAGATCCTTGATTTCACTGCCATCGATTATTGCTTGTCGATATGAAATCAAGTTTTCTGCAATATCATTCATAATCACTTGAAGAGAGTCTGCTTTGTCTATGATGATATTAACTTGCTCCTCTGTGATAGTATCCCCAATAGAACATTTTCCGCATCTATCCAGCGTGGCCTCCTTAAGAGCATGACCGTATTCGAGTTCACACTGCACATAGGAAATGAATTTACTCTCTGACTCAACTTCACCTGGTGCCCTGATGAATCCACAGGCTGGGATTAGTAGAATGCATATTGCAATAATGCACACCTTAGACATGTAAGCTAAAACTGAATTTTCAATAGCGAACCTCCTTGAATGAAACATATTAAAGAGAGATCAACCAATTTGACCTCTTTACTGTGCAAAACCTCAAAAAAGTAGTTTATTGATTTAATGTAATGAAATCAACAACTTAATTTTCTGTTTTGTAGGGCCAAAGTCTTGACTTTTTGACCTATTTTGAAGATTGATTGAGTTTTTCCTCAAAATAACCTATTGGAATTGAGGAAAAACTCAATGTAATGACTAACTAATTGAAATCATTAGTCATCTATTGTAGCCATCGCATATCTGAGTTTTCTGTTGTCTGAGCATAATTCCATTCCAATATCATTCATGACGTTGATTGTATAATCGTCATGTAGGACATTAAAACCTTTACTGATATCCATGACAATAGCCATATCAGGACAACTAACATCTGGTAAGCAAAGTTTATATGAATGTGTACTATCTTTTTTGGGGATAGTAGCATTCATGGTGAGCTTATTATTTTCTACAGAAATTACCATTGCCCGGGATTTAAGAACAGCGGCAGTTTTCAGAAAATCAATTAATTGATCAGAGGTAAGCTTGAATGAAAATGAAGGAGTAGGTAGAGAATTAATTTTATCAGTTGTAACTATGGCATTTGCTTCTTGCTTGTAGTATCGAATCCTATCGCCAGAGGGGGCCACTATGTCAGCATGTGTATCAGTGAACTCAACTTCACAGTCAGCCATATTCGGGAGTGTAAGAACTTGAATGAACTGAGATAGCATTCCGATTCCAAAATCCATTGGGATAGTTTCTGAAATAACACACTCAGAAAATATTGCCCCAGATACTGAAATAGTTCTGAGAGTGTTACCTTTATGAAGAATCATTCCTGGGTTGATCATAGAATAATTCTTCATAATTTCAATTGTTTCTGTAGAAAGTTTGACCTTGTTCATGTTGTAATCCCCTTGAATTAATGAATGATGAAGGTGTCTTGGTCCATGTCAGTGGCTTTACTAAAGTCAATTGACTCAATGTTTCCAAGATCATTTGGTGTAAAGTTAAGATTAATCTCAGTAATGACTGGTTGCTCGACAACAGGTTTATAGAGATGACCCTGGAGAGTAAAATCAAGGTCCGCTTCTATCTGACCCTGACTCTCATCTTCTCTTGTATCACTAAAACTAATATCTGTGAGTGATATCTTAACAGATTCGCTCAAGATGTCAACACTTAAATGATCATAGGCTTCATTTTGATCATTTGCCATGTTCAATTTAACAACTTTGGCTGGGTCAAATAGGATAACCAACTGTTCTATGATTTGCAGCAGATCATCCATAGTTTTAGTTCGTACTGAAACAGTGAATAAAGTGTTATAGGGGACTTTATTAAAAGACCACTGTACTTCATTCTCTGTCCTGGCTCCAACGACTGTATTCAGGATTTTACAGTTTGCATTGGTCTTTCTCTCTGGGTCATAATTGATATCCATCATAGAATATGAAATATGAGGCAATACTACTCTTTTCTTTGAAGATTGATCAGAGTTTGGAGTTTCTACCTTCACATAGTATTGACCCTTGCCATACTTTACTGGAACAGTAATCAAATCCTGATGTGTAGAATTTTCAGGATCATAATTCAAGTCATTACGCATGATTTGAATATCAGAAAGAAGTGTTCCCATTAGTATGGTGTACCGTCTAAGGGAACCGTGGTAAAAGTATGGTCTATTCATTCGGGCAGTTCCTGTGTGTCGTCTATCTCTGAATTATCAGAAACGAATGTATGGAGCATATCAAAGGCTCCCCTACCATCTTTTCTTTTTTTAGACTTGAGTCTGGCAGCAGCCTTGACTGGTTTTGATTTTTTGATGCTGCGAGCCAATGCCACTCTTTGTTTGGTGTATTTTCCCATGTTGTTTCCCCTTGATATGAATATTTAATGACGATTAAAGTGAGTAATTCAAAGGAGAGCCTGTTTGACTCCCCTGAAATCTTAATGTATGAGTCTATTAACTGCCGAGCACATAGAGATATCCAACTTTTTCTGTGCACGAGTACAAGCCACATAGAGTAATTTGGCTTCGGCTTCTGGGTAAATGACTTGATCAGTGGCTTCATCGATCTTGGTTGCAAAGAAATCATTCCAGAGAGTGACGTTGCCCCATTCCATGCCTTTGCATTTATGAGCAGAAGTGATAGTGAGACAACCTTCTTGATATCGTGGAGATGTTTGTTGTAAGGTGTCTATGAGATTCTGTGCACCATGGACTTTAACCAGATTAACAATGACTTTGAGATCAGATCCCAGTTTGGTTTCAGCGAACTCTTCAACCTCAGACCATTTAGTAAAGAGTTTGAGATCGGGATGGTAAGTTTTATTGCCCGCCTGAAGAGCAAGGACACCTTCAAACATTTTGATAAGAGGATTGGGGCCACCTGTAATATATATTGTTCTATCCTGGAGGTTCTTCATGATTGCCTCCATGGTACCCTTATTTGTTCGGGTAATGATAACATCAGGTGTTGTTACTTCACCAATTTCTGTATCGTGTTTTTCAAACCCCTTGATGTTGGTATTGGCACCAGGGATATAAGAGTTCAGGATTTCGTTGGCAAGGGCTGCGATTCTGGGCCCAAATCGGAATGACTGGGAAATTGATGTGTTACCAGGTGTGCGAATGTTGGTCATCGCATCTATGGCACCTCTCCAGCTGTATATGGCCTGGTACTGATCCCCGACATATATTACCTGGCATTTCTGATTTTCTGCAATCTGGAGAGTGATAGGATTAGAATCTTGGGCTTCATCAATAATAAGGAAGTCACAGTCAAGGACAGGATCTAACATTCCAAATTTCTTTAGATAGAAATCATGAGTAATGGGCATCCTGGAACCTTCTCTGTTCATCTCCTTCCAGACCAACTTGGCATACTTCACTATGTCGAACTGTGCAGCTTCCACATAGTCCTCTTCAACAAATTTCTTAATATCACTATACGGAGTACAATAGATATCAATTTCAGCCTTTGCCGTCTGACAGAAGCGTGTAATAGTTTGAAGTATGAAATTACCCTTGACATACTTTTTCTTCTTAAAATATTGAACTGAGCCTATATCAAAACACTTCATAAGCTCAAAGCCATTGAACCGTTCAAGACGATCTCTGTATTTATAACCAATGGCTTGATATGCCAAAGAATGAACTGTACGGCAGTCCACGTTGTTCGGGAATCGTTTGGCTGCATCTACAGCTGCACTTTTGTTGAAGCAAAGATATATACCACGTTTCTGTGCATACACATGGGAAATGCAAGCTGTAATGAATGTCTTACCTGTCCCGGCATATGCTGATATTTTGGTATTCTCTTCTTTAATGACTGTCTTGACTACATTTTCTTGTTCGGTTGTAAGGGTAATTCCATTGAATTCTGGCATAATAAAGATGCTCCTGAGTAAAGTTATTTGTTGAACTTGAATCCATAATAACTTGATTGTTTGGCCTTGTCAACAAGTTTCTGCATTTAATTTAGGGATCCAAGATTTGAACTTGATAATATCCCCATTTAACTACATAATATCATTGAAATGATATCACTTGATAGATTTAAGATCCCTAAAATATTCTATGATGAATTCGATGATCAAAAAAAGAAATATCCCAATGATATTGCCTTTAAGAATAGGGATGACCATGCAACCTGAAATGAGAGTCAATGATGGTAAAGCAAAGATTCCAGCGTACCAGATTGCAAATAGTTCTATGATGATGGTTTGAAAGATGAAAATGATTTGTTTTTTATTCATGACTGAAAACCCCCTTGATTTTGTCCCATAATGATTCCTTCTTCTTCTTTGGGACAAACCTTTCCAATAGAATCTTGATGAATAGATTCATCCCCAATGGAGTGATCAATGTTTCTACTTCTCCGGTGTTTTGATTTTTCGTGTCTGAGAAAACACCAGCAGCCACCCACTTCAGATATGGAATTTCTGTGTTCAATAGCAAAAAATTATTTTCCTGAAGAAATTTAACCAATGTGCTTTTAGGGACTGAACAACCAAAAGCCAATTGATCGATGGTCTTACCTTTTGAAACATCAAGTGTAGATATCAGAGTTCGTAAATCTTTTTCAACCTCATCCAATTTCATAGTCATTGTGTCAATATTTGGAGAGTCTTCTGCAGTCTCATTGGTAGGAGCTATGGCACAACTATCAAGGTCATTCAACACAAAGAATTGTAATATTGCATCTTTGAATGCACTTGTCTTTGATTCAGGTTCATGTGATTTTTCAATCAATGTTAAAACATCTGTTCCTGGAATGAGAACCAGGCCTTTTTTCGGCATTGGTTCAAATATGGAATTGGCTTCAAGATCATAAGGTGTTTCTTTGAGAGTAAAGTTGACCCTGACCCGACCAGGGCAATGAGTTTTGATAGATGAGGATGCATTTTTAAAACCAAGATTGGCGCATATTTCATTCCCCACGTACATGCCCAAAACAGAATGAAGATTACCAAAAGATATAGATGGGAATGTTTTGATTTGATTGTGCACTTGATTCTCCCTTGGAGGGAACTGAATCCCTCCTTTCATGAAATAGTTTACTTTTTCTTGTCGTTGGCAACTGAGAGTTTACGAAACTCTTTGCCGAGTTTACCTGCAAATGAACTTGTAATCTTGCGGGCACGTCGGGCTGCAGCTTTGTTGGTGCTGGCCTTCTTGAGTTCCAGGACAAGATCATTGGCTGCTACCATGGTTGCATGTAGTGCTTCTTCGTAAGTTACTTCGGACATAATGTTTCCTTTGGTTGAGGTGAATTTTTGTTTCTATGTTCTATGAATGTATTTAATGACTGTAATTCAGGGTAATTTGAATTACAGTCATTAGATTGACTTCTCAAATGGTACTTGTCAAGACTTTACCTTTCTTCTCTTAGAATCTTAAGACTATCCTTTCATTGACTTCAAAGATCCCGGCATTGATCCACTTTTGATATGGAAGGTTGTGGTCTTTGTAACTGTCGATCAAGAAGCCTTGATCTCTGAGAACCTTATACATTGTGTTTCTACCAATAGTAACCATTTTAGCGAATGCTTCTATGTCCACGTTGCCCTTTGAAATGGCCACGATGTCATGAAACTCTGCCTTTGGGAGAAGTTCATCAATGAAGTCATCCTGCTCTTTGATTGACTCATCTTTGGATTCAATGAGTAGTTGTTGATCAGCAATGATTGCATTCCTTTCATTGACGACAATGATCATCTCTTCTCCGAATTTCTTGTACTCTTCTTTATGAAGGGCATGAGCTTTGTATGTCTCTTCCATCATGGTTTGCTTCAGATCTTGCATCATGCCTTCAAACATGCTTTTCAATTCAGACCATGCTTTTCAATGGAAGGAAGAACTTCTTCAAAGACCCAATCCATGAACTCTTCTGCTGCAGGTAGATTTGATCTTGAGATGAGGCGGAAGAGGTCAGACTTCGGGATGAGAGTAGCTCCACGTTGCCCAAAATAACTCAAAGGTGATTCACCTTTGAGTTCTAAGTCTCCTAAATCTTTAGCTTTTACTACTATTTGTTTCTTGCAATGTTGTTTGATTGCGTCATTGGTATCTTTGTAACCCAACTTTCCGGCAACTTCTTTACCGATGAAGTATGGTTCTCCTTTGTACTCAATTACGCTCAGTGTCCCGAAATCTTTGTTCTGAAAAATAGTCAATGCTTTGTTTGAATCTGTCATGTTTCTTTCCTTTTTTTTTGTAATAGAGATCAGTGAATTCCAATCTCTACTTGAATATAGTTCATCATTTGGTACTTGTCAACACCTAATTAACAATTTCTTCAATATAATCAATTACAGTCTGAACATCAATCCCCTTAAACCACTCACGACCAGTTGCGAACTCTTTGAAATGATCATGCACTTCTCTTTCAAACTCAAAAGCATCTGATCTTGCAACCAAACAACTCTGATGCTGTAAAACTAACTCATGAGGAGTGGATTGC